TAGAGGTGCCCGGCCGTGGCCGCCAAGTTCTCATTTTGCGCCGTTGGATAGAGATAGCGCCCGGCCGAGATGAACGGGTACGCCGTCGATTTCTTGGGCGGGTAACCGCCGAAATCCACCGCACCCGCGTAGGGCACGGTGCCCTTGTTGCCCACACGCACGCCCGCGCCCGAGCGCGTGGCGCTCACCCGTACCGAACCGGCCAACCGGCCAGGATGCTTGTCGTATTGGCCGCCGTCTTGTGGGTAAGCCTCACGTACGGCGGCGGCGACGGGTTGGGCGGCCAGGCGCCCGGCCTCGCGCATGGCGGCGAACAACGGCCCGGCTTGGTCGCCGCACATGCGCTTTATGTCACGGTTGAGGGCGCGCAAGCCGATTATGTCAACGGTCGGCGCTTGGGCCATATCAAGCCTTGCCGGTCACCCAAGCCGTGCCGCTCCAGTGGTTCGCCAAGAGGTCGGCGGTAATCACGTATTGGCCCGTGGCCCACGCCGTGGCGGGCGTGGCCGTGATACCGGTCAACGCGGCGAGGTTGGCGGGAACGGCGGCGCCGCTCGGCGTGTAGAAACCCGGTGCGCCCGTTGTGGCGCCCGTGGCCACCACGCCGGTCTTGTCCACGTTCCACGGCCCGGTGAGTATCCAATCGATTTGGGTTTCCGACGCCGTACCGGCATCGCCAACGATTAGGTCGAATGGTTGGGGAATGACGAAACCCGAGATAACCGGGTTGCTCGCGCTTTGCACCCGGTTGGCGTAGGGCCGCACCTTGAAATTGGCCGGTTGGCTCGACGCTTGGTACGCGGCGACGGCGGCACTCAGCGTGTCGTACACCGAGCCCGCGTCAAAGCTGCTTTGGAACGTGAGCTTGAGGTGATACTTGACCACGCCCGGCAGGTCTTGCTCGTAGCACAGTGTGGTCACGGTGACCGGCTTGTTTTCCGCTTGTAGCTCCAAATGGTGCACGAGGCAACGCAAATTGACGCCGGTTATCTCAAGGTACGCGTTATTGAGGATGAGCGGCGTACCCGTGGTGTCGGGCGGGTCACCCACCGCCAGCGCGCTTACCTGCGGTGGTAGGTCGAGCGTGTCGCCGCCATTTTTGGTTGCAGTTGCCATGGGCCTCGTTATCCTTTCGCTACATATTCACCGTGATAATCACATCGGCGGCCGTCACGTCGGCGCCGCCGATGGTTGTTTTACGCCACCCGCTTTGGCGCGTCGCACTCGCAACGTGCACCGTGTGCGCCACCTGGGGATCGCTGGCCAGCACCGAGCACACGAGGCCGCTTAAGGCGTCCACGGTGGCCTCGCCGTTGGGTAGTGGCCCCACACACGTCACGGGCACTTGGGCCGTGTCGAGTGCGAGGCCCGCCGTAGAAAAGGCCACCTCAATCGGCCAGCCCACCACGAGGGCGGGCGGATTGCATGTTTCGGGCAAATGGTCGAACACGCTCGGCGCTGGCCCGTCAATCGTGCCAGCGGCGGCACGCAACGCGTTGGCAAGGGCAACGGCGAACGTGGCCCGAACGAAACTCACCCGAACACCACCGGGCCGACGAGCGCGTACAAACGCTCTACGTCAGGGTCGGCGCGGCCTACTCGTATGGCGCCCGCGTCGCCCCAAACAATGGTGCCGTCCAACGAGTCGCGGCGCCGATATATGCGGGCCGCGTCGAGTAGCGCGGCCTCAAAGCATTCATCGGGCACGTATGTCGCATCGCTGGGAAAGGCCGCATTCACACGAGCGACGCCATAAGAAATGGCGGCCGAGCGGGCGGTATCGATAACCGCGTCCTCGGTTGGGTCGGGTTGCAGACGCAACAAGGTCCGCACGTCGGCCAACTTGGGCCACCCGGCCGCCATTGCCGCCCCCCTAGCCTCGTTGGCCGAGGATGCGCAAGAGCGCCGCGAGCGCGATCACACCTACCTCAACCAACAAGACAATGGTTTGGGTTGTCGTCACTTGCCGCCGTTGGCCTTGGTAGGCGTGGGCGTGGCGTCGGCCTCGGCCTCATCACCCTCGGTCATGGTCGGCAAGCTCGTCACCGCCGAGAGGTCAAGGGGCACAAAGCCGGGTTGGGCCATTGAACCGGCCGCCAGATACCCGCCGTAGGCGACCTGTACGCCGAGGATTGAGGGCTCGATCACCGACAAGAGCCCAATGGTTTCCTCGTACACCTCGTAGAGCGTTGACGGCCCGACAATGCACGTCTTGAGCGGGAAATTCGGCACCACGATACGAGGCAAGCCGAGAATGTCGCCGCGGAAATCAGCGAGAGAACTGCCGCCGATATCGAAACCGTCGGCCGAATCGCCGCCCACGGCAGCATCGGGCGGCAACACCACGCGGTTTGTGTCCACGAGAGAACCGAGGGCGGCCCACACGTCGAGCGAACACCAAAGACGATCAGGCATCATCTTCGCCGCTTGGTAGGAGTGCATCGCCGCGGTGTAAAGGCCCTTGGCCCAATCGGCCAGGACCGGCACGGCGGGCAGCGCGGGCGGCTTGGTGCCCGTGGCCGCACCGCTAAAGGCCGTCGCCACCGCGGTCTCGGTTTGCACGGCGTACACCTGCGCGAGGTCGCGCACCAAAATGTCCCACGCCGAGGGCTGGGACCAGTCCATATCCTGGCGCGAAATGTCCACGTAGCCGCCGTACGTCTGCTTGGTGAATTGCACGCTGGCGACGGTCATTTTTTGCGACGACAGCGCCGTTTTTTCGGCGGCTTGCACGCCAACGGTGGTGTGCACGGTCACCTTGGGCCGGTTGAACACCGTGCCCGGTATGCCACCGAGCGCCCGAGCGCCGCCGAGGGATGAGATAAGCGGGCGGTTGGCGTCGATGAGTGAGACCACGGTGCCCACCACGGTCACGGGCAAGAGGCCCGGCGTGTCCGCGGTGGTTTGGTCGGCGCGGGTTTGGTAGGCCGCTTGCACCCGCGCCATCGCGGCATCGTCGCGGGTGCGCTGGCCGTCGCTGAAACCATGCGCCCGCACGTAGTCGGCCAGGAACGCGCCCGGCGTGGCGTAGTGGCTCGTACGCTCGGCCACGTCGAGCCGTCGGGCGGTGACGGCCTCGGGCCGTGGGAGTTGGGCCACGGTGTCGGCGTGAGCCTCGCGGAGCGATTCGAACTCGGCCAGTGGTTGGATTTGCGCGTCAAGCTCGGCAATGCGCGAGCGGGCGCCGTCAAGGATGCCGCGCTCGGCCTCTACCAAATCGCGGCCCTCGACTTGGGCCAGGATCGCGTCCATCGTGGAAATCTGCTCGGCGCGTTGCACACGTAGCGAATCCAATACGGCGTTAGGCATTTGGGTTACCTCGGTCTCGTCGGGTTAGTGGCGGCGCCGATGCTGGCGCTCGGTTGCCCGATCGGTGCCCTCGTGGTGGGCGGCCTCTAGGTGCCCGGCCACAGGACGGCCGCGAGGTGGACCGGCCGCGGTCTAGTCGCTATCGGCGCATCGTAGAGCATCCACCACGTCACGCCAAGCATCGGCCTCGGAGGTCGGCCGGGCCACCGCCGCACGAGTTAGAGCCTCGTTGTGCCGGGCGCCCTCGGCCAGCGCCGAGCGCACGAGGGTTACCGCCGCGTCGCTATAGGCGGGCGTGGGCGTAAGCGAAACCTCAATCAAACGGCTTTCAAGACGGGTCACGAGGTCCATGTGCTCGGGACCAAGCTCGGGCGCCCAATCGGTGCCGCGTTCCTCGGGCGGTGACCAATCAGAGTGGATCGGCTGGAAACCCACCGACATACCCACGAGGTCGCCGTTCTCGGCGGCCTTGGCCGCCCGTTGGGCCTCGGGCGAATCGTTGAGCCGCCACACGCCGTTGAGGCCGCCGTTATGTGACCATTCCTCGGCGTGGCCGATGGGAAAGCTCTTGTTGTCGTGGAACAAGAGCAACGGCGCCCGCTTTCCGCTGCCGACACGCGTCGATTGTTTGAAACTGTCTTGGGCGTGTTGCTCGCGGAACCACCCGACGGTCTCGGGCACGCCGTAGGGCACGGCGCGGCCCTCAAGGAACGTGTAGGGCTTGCCGACGGCTTGGGCCTCGCGTAGCTCCAATACCGTGATGACTTCGCGTATCTCTTGAGCCGTGGTCATGCTTGTTGTTCTCCTGACGGCGACATAGCGGGCACGGGTGGCGTGCCGGGTAGGGCTGGCGGTGGTGGTGGCGCGGGTGGCCCGAGGGCACCATCGGCTTGCGGCGGTAAGCCCACCATCACGCGGCATTCGGCCTCGGTTGCCAACCCGGCGTTGTAGAGCGCGACGGCGGCCGTGGTCGATGTGCCCAAATCGTCGCGGAGCAATTGCGCCCGTTCAAAACGCACGGCCGTACCACGCGGCAACCATGCGTTGGACCATGCGGCCTCAAGGTCGGCCAACACGGGCTCAAGGCTCGTGCGCAATATCTCTTGAAACTGCGGCGTGGCCGATTTGTAGGTGAGTGATTCGCCGGGCGAATTCGTCCAATAACCGTTGAGGTTAAACATGTTCGCCACGTCAACGAGCGAGAGGCGGCGGGCCTCTGATAGTTGGGTGTCGGTGGGCGACCACGCCAGCGGGATTACTTGGGTGCCGTTGGGCAGTATGACCGGCTCGCGCACCGGGCCGCCGAATTTGTCAATCCACGTGGCCTTGGCCTCGTCGGCTACCGCTTGAGTCAACGTCGGCGTGGGCGTAATGACGGCCACCGAGGGAACGGCACCGTCACTCAGCGCGTTGGACTCGTAAATTTCCTCGGCCGCCACGCGGTCAAGACTCGTCATGTGTTCCTCAACCACGCCGACGCCGCGCACCGGATAGCTGCGATCCGCGCCACGCCGTATGTGCACCACGTCGGCGCTCGGTAAGGGCGTGCCGAGGTAGTAATAGGTGGGCGTAAAGCTCGGCGGTGTCCACATGATGAACACCCACGCGACAGGCAACCACGTCACCGCCAGCGGCCAGCCGTCGGCGCCGCGTTGGGTCACGAGGCAAATGGCGTTGCCGCTCAGTAGGTAGTCCTCAACGTTCAGTTGCACGAATTCGGGCCCGCCGCGGTCAAGGTCGGGTTGGGTGAGTAGGCGCGGCGTTGGGTCCAATTGCTCGTCGCCGCGGTACGCGTGCAAGGTCATTTGCTTGACGAGGCCCGCGTAAAGTTGTAAG